ATGTGATTGTGACACAATCTGTGCCATGGTTTGCCCTTGGCAGCAATAAAGTTAGTGTAGCCTGCATCAGTAAACCAAAACTCTTGACCTGCAAGCATTCTCATGCTAATAGCCTGTTCATTGTCGATGATGTTTCGTATCAGTGCAGGCTCGTGATAATCACTGTTGACAACATACTCAACATCTGATGACATGTGTCTAGTAATGTTTTTTAAGAACCCTTTGTTCGCAGGATCTGTATACCATTCAAGTAGTTGCTGTTGATCAATACCCAACAAAGAAAAGTTATCAGCTAACCAATTTACCAACGGACGATACTGTGTTTTGTAATCAACTACAAGCTGATCAGTATAATTAACAAGCTGTTTGTGGATCAGACCATTGACTTCGGCAAAGTTTATATCCAACAATCCAGTTTTGTCTAGACGCTTGTGAATCTTGTCAACATAGGCATCAAGTTCAGCATACTGCATGGGCCTTTTCTTGTATGCTTGCACCAGTATTTTTTTAGCCAAAGGCTCTACAAGTTCTTCTCTATTGACTATTACTTGCATAATTTTCTTGTAGTATGCGCCATGCCAATCCAGATTCAGTTTCAGGCAACGAAAATTGATTGTAACTAAGCCAACGCAACCACATTTCTTGCAATTCTGAATCAATATTCGGTAAGTTGTCAATTTGTTGTATACTACCGCTGATTTGTGTGCAGGCACTGGGGCCCAAACTCACCACAGGTATTCCATGCTGTGCAGCTTCTACTCCGCAATTGCTGGCCCACACAACAACGGCACTAATATCTTTTTGTAGTGCTTCAATGAACGTGTCTGTGGTTACTCTGGTTTCTCTGCTGGCCGGTCTATGTCTTACTACGATCTCTCTATCAGTGTATTTTTTTATTGTATCGACTGTTTGTTTTAACCAAGTATCAGGATCTACTATACCATATCCCTCGGCCACTTTAGCATCAATGGGAATAATCATTATTTTGTTACCACGAACAAATTGAGATCTGTTTATGCTTAATTTTTTCAAACGGTCATTGGGTCTTGATTGTATTGGTATAGTAACCTGAAAATCGTTTTTACTAATTCTAAACCAAGTCTTAAAACGTCTATTTCCTATATACCCTGTATCTATATACCAATAGTCAAGGTTATGCTTCTGAGCCTGTGTCCTTGCTGCTGTTTTGCTTATGCCAGAAAACGCCATTGGGATTGTGGTGTTAGAATAAATTTCATCTAACCCTGTTGTCATTCTACCGCCGATGGCTCGAACAAATGGGCCTATCCATTTGTCTTTCTTGGCAGCACCCAACATTGTAGGCCTATCACTCATTGAGTATTCTCCAGGCGGTGCCGTCGCTCATTTCTGTAAATGTAAATTGACAGTAACTTAAATGACGCAACCAGGCGTCACGCTCGTCTAGAGATGGAATATATGGGTTTTCTATTTCAGCAAGAGTATTAGAGCACACCACTCCGGCAGCATTTGGTCCCAGCGCAATTGCAGGCTTGCCCAACATAACTGCTTCAACAGCGGCCACTGAGTTGTATGTGACCAAGCAGTGAACATCGTTGTCTAGAGCCTCTTCCATGGTGTCCACGGCCATGCGATCATTGCGTGGACGTTTCAGTCTAACTTCTACGGGGCGATCAGTGTGCTTTTTGATCTCAGCAACAGTTTCTGCAATCCACTGTTCTTGATCTATGTCCCACATTGTAAAACTTTTAACACTGGGCGGTGCCAACAAAATCTTACGCCCGGGTGTAAAGTTTTTTAAATTGACTTCGCACGGTGCTAGACGATCACTGGGACGTTCGATAATGTCTCGGGTGTCATGCACATTGTTTTTGATTATTCTGAAGTAAACTTTTCGACCGTGATTGCCAAAATAGCCATTGTCAATGTAGTAGTATTGTCTGCCTTGTTCGGCAGCAAGTTTGACCCAGCGAGTGAACTTCATACCGCGAACACAAATTGGATATTCAACAGGATATTCAAATGCTTCCGATGCCGACAACAATTTGCCATCGCATCCTTCGGCAAAGCGATTTACAAACGCTGCCTGTCGGTCCAGTATTTCCATGTCTGGACCTTTGCGATTTATACACAATACCTGTTTCATACTCTTTGCAAACAATAATCAGTTAACATGTGTTCGCGGTGCCATTCATCGCCCTGCGGAGTGGTAGCAAACTCATGAAAACACGGTGATCCTAGGGTGTAGTGTAGTAGTTTGGCATTGAGATTGGCACCGTATTCATCGGGTAACCAGTTCCACTCAGGTGGTAACTCTCCAATTCGATCATCGTCTAACCAGGTGAAACGGTGTAGTTCAGCGCCGGTAGATCGCTGGATAAAATCAGGAGTAAGCTTGCGATTAGGAAAACTGTTACAATTCCATAAAATAACACTACTCCAATTTTTTCTCGGGTAATCCTCATTCTTTGCTCCTAGATATTTCACAGGCATCCGGGTTTTGTAATCGTGTTTGACTACCTGCACATCCTTGTAAACATCTCTCTGATTCCAAAGTTCCACAATGTCTCCGCGAATAATCATGTCACCGTCGATGAATATAGCATGGCCTGTGTATTCCATAAGATGTGGAACCAAAAAACGACTGTAGATAAAATGATTACTGCCGTCGGTGTGAGTTTCTTTGTAGTCATCAAACAAATTCAAGGCCAATGGTATAATGGCCACTGGCGCAGATGCATTTCTAATAATGGAATTGGCACACACATGATAGGCCACAGCTTCCCTGGGATCGTATCCAACAAATATAGGAATAGGTTTCATCGTCGTTCAATGTCCTCTTCTACACAGTTGTCACCGTATTGAATTTCAATCAATTTGAGAGGCTGATCGGTTTCATTGCATAACTGATGCCATTGATTTACCCTAATCCAAGTATGCTGATGTCTAATGGGGGTAGACAATACTTCTGAATCAGTGCTGGCTGGGTCTACTGTGTATACTGTGGCTTCACCTTCAGCCACAAACCAAAACTCCGCACGTTTTTCGTGTCGTTGCATGCTCAAGCATGTCTTGGGATTTACTGTTAGTTCTTTGAGTTTGACGTGATTACCGACTTCGTGCAACACTCGATAGTATCCCCAGGCGCGTTGTGTTCGGGGTTTCTTCCAATCTTCAAGAATCCAGCTTGAACTGTTTTTCTTGTCTTCTCCACCCACGCCAAACACAAACTCCACATCATCAAACACCATTTCTGGAATGTTTTCCCGAGTGCGATCGCCGCCGTTGGCAAACACAATTTCAGCATCAGGGTAGCGTTGTTTGACCAGTCGAATTGCATCACAGCTGGAGCCATCGTCGTCGTTGTAGACCACCACTTCGTCCACCACTGCAAGATTGCCTACAATGACCATTCGCTCTTGCAAGGGCATGAAAGGTCTACCTTTTTTACGAACCAACCAGTCATCAGAATTGAGTCCAACAACCAACCAATCCCCAAGAGTTTTTGCTGCTTTGAAGTAGGCAATGTGACCCGAATGCAGCGGATCGAATCCGCCTGTAACAATAACAATTTTCATGTGGATATTTATTAGTGGGTATTGACGGTATTTAGGTTTTGGCCAAAATAACATCTTTACCTAAATTGATGAGCCGGTTGTATCCCCAACTCTGTAGAAGTTCTTCTGTTGCATGACTACCGAAGTTGTATTTTTTGACCAAAACTTTTCGTTCCATTAGTATCACAGGAAACGAGCGTTTGATTGTTTGCTCGGCACCTTGTATAATCAAGGGCTCGTAGCCTTCACAGTCTAGTTTGATAAATCCCACATTGGTTAAATTGTAGCCGTCGATGGATCTAATGGGGAAGTTGCCAGTTTCGGCATTGGGGTCTACAAAATTTCCAAAACTCTTGCCGGTTCTCACAAGATCCACAGACTTTTCTGTGTCGCCGAGACCGCATGATTCAATCTTTACATTTGAGCATGAAAATGTTTTCATGTTGGCTTCCAAACAAGTTCTTAGTTGATGGTCTATTTCAAACGCCAGCACTTGTTGAAACTTTGAATTCATATGATAACTCATTAGACCGTAATTGGCGCCGCCGTCAATTGCAACTGTCCAATTCTTTACCAACTCTAATGCACGATCTAAATTATCCTTTTGATAAAGTAGAATATCTCCAGATTTGCCTTGTTTGCGTAATCGCTTGACACTGCTGTGAAAACTGCTATCGTCGTCTAATATTTGCCAATCTTGATATATCATGGCAGTATTTATTGAGCTAAAATTTGATACTGTTCTACTAAATCAGCAGGTGTAGTTGTTTCAAATTCTGTTCTGTTAAACTGGCTCTAGCAGACATGTTCCCACCAGGCAGCACGATCAGGGTACACTGGTTTTGCTAAATTCTCAATGCTGCCCATGAGCAGTGTGGTCATTGATGGATCTACTGTGTATGCTGGCACACCCAACAAACATGCTTCAACACAGGCCATGGTTCGCTCACCTACCACGGCATGGGCACTGACCACTTGCTCTCGAAATGTTTCAAATCTAGCAAACTTTGCACCCATCTTCTTACGCCACTTGATAGGTCCTGACCAATACGGAGCAATAGTATCAGCAATACGTTGTCTAAATTGATCTAAATTTTCTCCAGTGCGTTCTAGTAACACAGATTCGACGGGCTGTATCCCTAGCACATATTCCCCTGGAGTGGTTCGCCAAGTATTGTGTCCAGGCATAGGAAATAAATGTGATCTGCTATGGGGAACAGCTTGCATATTCATGTTATGGTGCCCGTTATAAGTTACTCTACGTGTTTCTCGTCGAGGTGTGTCCGGTCCCCAGTATCCATATTCAATTTCAATGTAAGGTCTGCCTTGGGCAATGTATTCTTTAAGTGGACTCCACCAAGGGGCATAGTGACTGGCAATTAATACATAGCCATCGGGTACTTGTTTTACAGTATCAAATACCCGGAGTCCTTTTTTCTTCCACGGTTCCAGCGTCCATTTAGTGTGCTCACCAGGCATGTTCAGTGCATACGCATATTTAATCATTGATATTTTTTACTGACTTCAACAAATTGCCAACCTTTTTTGGCACCGTTTTTTCTTTCACCTTTGCCAGTCCAAACATATGAACTGTCTTTGAATTTATAATCAGTATATCGTAAATCCATTAGACTAATTTCCCCGGTATCAATCATGATATCTAACATACGCTGATCGTCCGCCCACCGAAAGTAGCTATTGTTTTTTATGTCTAATAACAATTCAGCAAATCGATATCTAGCTTGGTCTGGAGCAAATCCCACGGCACTGGCTAAACTTCGCTGATCACGTTTGGGGGCCGTGGGAACCCAACTGCGTTGCAAGTCAGATAGAAACTGTTCTTGACTCAAGGGTTTAACCATAACACAATCAGCATCAATGTCAATCACAGGAGTTGTATCATCATAATAATCCAATACTCTTACCCATCGCATGTTAGACCAGTTAGCTCGACGTTGTTCAATGTTTTGATTGTATTCAGCCGGGGTTACCTCACTGCTTGCACTACAGTTCTCTTGAGAACTTGTCCAGGCCAGATCATCTGTGGTTGCATCAAAAATATGAAAGTGCATGTGTGCCCAGGGTGCATGTTCCCTGACAGATGCATATAATATTTTGCCAAGTTGATTAAAATACAGTGTATCGCATCCGCACATGAAACCAGGTTGAGTTATTTTCATTGTTGACCAAACCAAGTTAGATTTTTATCCAGCCACGGCAATACCAATTCATCTTGCACAACATATCCGTGACGTTGAACACTGTTGGCTGCAGATTTGGGCAGCAACCCTTGTTCAGCCAGTTGATACCAGGATGTGGTAGCAGGATCTTGAGGGCCGCGATCGCTACGATATACCACAGCATGCAACCAAGGGTCGTTGGGGAACTTCTTGAAGAATCCCGATTCACAATCCCAGCCCGACACAGCCAGCATGTGAATCAAATTTACAATCGAGTAATGATAATAGCAACCTTGTGGTTGAATAAATTTCAATTTGCGATGTTCGATGTTAGTGGTCTGCGGCACAATCAAACACAGCATGGCACCTGATTCGGCAATGTCCCACCAAAGCTTGAGAGTTTGCAGTGGATTGATTGCATATTGAAAAGCATCATGGCACCATAATACGTCATACTTTTTCTTTTTGGGTGTGTAGATTTGCTGTTCAAAGTTATTGCGTTGATACACAATGTTGGGATAACGATGCGCTACACTTAGGCTATCGACTAAATCCAATCCTGTGCAATTAATATTCAACGGTTGTGCATTCTCATCACGTGTGGTTCGAGTTGCCCACCATTCAAGATCTAGACCAGCGCCGCAGCCAAGATCAATTAAAGTATCTATGCTGGCCATGAAGTCATCATGCTCGTATAGCCAATTCAGTGTTTCTAAACTGTGAGCATGACTTTGTTCGTGATTTTGAAAAAACATTATATTGTTATATCTTCCATGCCTGCTGCGCGGAGTCTCACAATATGGCCCATTTGCCACTGTTTTGTTTCGAGACCCTTCATGATGCCCAGCCACTTGTTTCTCAGCAATGCAACTTCGTTGATTATGGTTTCAAAGTCAACAACTTCATCTTCGCCGTCCACATACTTTTCAGCGTCGCGGCTGGTGAGTGCTCGTGCATAAGCTTCCAAATATTTTTGGAAATGCTTTCTGCGAATTTTTCTCAATTGAATATTGAGATAATTCAATACAGCTTCAATCTCTTGTAGTTGATTAAAACGATGCTCAGTGACTCCCGGCAACTCTTTGATATTGCGTTCCACTACTCCACCGATGCGGCACTCAGATTTAGCAGATTGCAGTTCATTCTCGTAGTGAGCAATGAAATCTGGCACATTGCCAAGATCAGATACCACTTTGTTATACCACATGTTATTTTTGGCTGTTAAATGACAACAACAGGACAAGCCTGTTGTTGTTCAAAGCTGTTGTTTGATTAGTTTTCCCAATCTCGATCAAAGTCTGATTCATCGTCGTCTTCATCTTCTTCATACTCTGATTCGTCCTCGCCTTGATCTAAATAGTTGCTTAGAGCAAGCTTGATGTCCTTGTCTCCAGAAAATGCAGACTTGATATCATCGACATCACAATCGTTATCAATCAAGATACTGACCACTGTTTCAGCTGCTTCGGCTCGATCCACAGTGTTTACGTATCGCTTTAATTCGCCCCAAATTTCACTTGCTACTGTTTCGTGCATTATGCCTCCTCCGAATCCTCAGTGATACTTACCGCTTCTTTATGATTTCCGAAGTCTTTCATCACAGTGTCAAGACAACCATCGTCGTTCTTTTCCCAGGCTTTGCGGAACTTCTTGATGATCTCGCCGTCGCTGGTAGTAAACACCAAGCTGTTGCCTTCGCGTTTGAGCATGCCTTTTTTCTCAATCAAGTCCACAAGACCACTGTAAGGGCTCATACCGGTCTCATAGGGAATCTTGACCTGCACGCCTTCAAAGGGCTTGGCATAGCGTGTTTTCATTACTTTACAGGCGGCACGAATACCCATGACGTCAGTGATTTTGTTGCCGTCTTCGTCTTCTTTGAGCTTGAGTTTTTTCATGGCTACAACAATAGAGCTGGCATAGATAAAGCCTTGACCACCCGAAATCTTGTCATCAGGATCAAACATGTCCTGGCTTGCGTATGTGTGATTGGTGCATACAAGACCAACATTGTAACTACCAAACATGTTCACACAGTTACGAACCAGTGCGGTCAGTGCCTTAGGCTTACGGCCTAGGTCACCTTTTAAGTCACCGCTGTCAAATTGATTGATATCAGTGGGTGTGAGCAACATGCCCAAGCTGTCAATCACAAACAATACCTTGGGACGCTCGCCATCGGGCAAGCCTTTATAGTCGCTCATGAATGTCGAAATGGTCTTTGCCACGTCGTCGATCATGGCCATGCTGAGTTTGAGCAGTTTTGAGTCACTGGTGTCGACACCCAGGGCTTTGAGCCAATCTTCGTCCAGTGCGTTTTCTGAGTCAATCAACACCACAAAGATGCCTTGCTCTTGTGCGTGTTTGATAATGTTGCCAGAGCAGATGTATGACTTACCTGCACCAGAGTCACCGGCAAACACAGTGACCTTGCCCAAGGGAATGCCACGGTTAAAGTCGCCTGAGATCAAGTAGTTCAAGGCATAGTTGCCTGTGGAGATCCAGTCAGTGGGATCATTGAAGCCAATACTTAGGCCGTCAATGCTTTTGGTAATTTCCTTGCGGAATTTTGAAACGTCAAATGGTTTTGCCATGGTTGCCTCTTAGTGTAAAATAATTTTTGCTCGATTTTTATCTCGTGAATTTCGATACAAAATTTTTCTGTAATCAAAAAGATTTTGTTCTAAATTTTGTAAATTTCCAATCGGAATCTGTTCGCCGATCAATTTGATTCCGTGCTGTTTTGCCCACAACTGAGATTCTTGACTGAACGGCACAGTCTCGGGTCGATTCAAATTTACCTGAAATGCAAACTCAAGTGATTCATAATTGTAATGATCTTTGAATTCTAATTTGGTATCAAAGAATCGAAATTTATTATAATATTGTCGCCCTACATAGGTATATCCAAACGAAAAATTTATCACATCGTTGTTGGTAATCATTGAATCCACAAACGGATTTTCAAAAACTTCCCATTTGGTGTCAGCTTTGAACTCGAGGTTTGATTTGTCAAAAGACCACTCTAGTCTGTGAACCCCCATGTTTACTTCTTCGTAGGGATATATGTATCCAAGTTTTTCTAACACCGCAGCAATCTTGGGAAATCTAATTTCATCAGGATACATGTCATGCAATTGATTTCCTAACCTGGCCTGAGCCGAAACATTGCTAAATCTCAGTTTGTCAATGTCCACAGTGTGCTGTTGGCTCAATGCCCAATCGCAATGAGTTTTGTTTAGAAAATTTTGTTCAAGATAATTTTCTAAATTTGTCTGTTGATCTAATTTTATTCCGATTAGATCATACAATACTTCATTGGTCTTGGTGATTGCCCAGTGCAGATGTGCTAATTTTCTGTCAATATCTCTTTGCAGCACTCCATCATTGACAAATGAATTTTGAGATTGTTGATTACTCTTATCAACAAAAAATTCAAGAAGCTCGTGATTATACTTTACTTCAAAAGGCAAAGTATCGCCAGATTTGTCAAATATCAATGAAAATTTCATGTCAAATGGGCCCGGGGATACCGGGCCCTTGTGCTTTACTTGGCTTGACGAGCACGAATCATAGCCAGGATGTCTTCGGCTTTCTGCGTGGGCTTGGCAGCAGTTTGAACTGGTGCTGCGGCAGCTGGCGCATCGTCATCTTCCCAGGGCTGAGTTTCTGCCTTGGCAACAGGGGCAGGCTTGGCTGCTGGTGCTGCTCTGGGTGCGTCCTCATCGGCATGATCGGTGCTGCTGGCGCTGTTGCTGGGTGCCTGAACACCTGCAGGGCGGAAGTATTGACCCCAACGCTCAGTGTCGTAAGGCTGACCGTCAACTGATGCTTCAAACATTTCTTTGATAACACGCAGTTCAACATCGCCGGGACGCTTGGGCAAGAAGGTGTTCAAGTCAAACAAGCCGTGTGCTTCAATAGCTGCTTGTTCAACTTCGGTGAGTGCACTTTCCTTGCGAGCCCACTTTGAGGTAGAGTAGTCAGCATAACCGCCCTTGCTGGTCTTGGTGATACGGAAGTCCAGACCACGCAGGAAGTCAGTGGGCAGTTCTTCAGTTTCGGGATCCATCAACACAGCCTTGATGGTTGCAAACAGCTGAGGGCCAATGATGAACTTGCGGATGGGGTTGTCTGGGGTAGTGTCATCAGCAATGGGGTTCTCACGAACAAAACCTTGCATGATGTAGCTACGCTTTTTCCAATATTTGCGACCTTGATCTTCAAGACTCTTGTCTTTGAACCAGGTGCGAACTTCTGCCAAAATTGGGCAGGCATTGGGTTCCCACATTTCCACGCAGGGAACTTGAACCATTACTTGCTTGCTATCCATTTCGCCTTTGATGCCAGCAAATGGCAGACGAATCATTTGACGTTCCACCCAGAAAAATGTGTTCTTTGAGTTACTGTCGGGGAGGAATCGAATGGTGCACGATTGCCCTTCCTCCATGTTCCAATGCGGGTAAATTGATCGATCCCCGCCGGTGGATTGCCCACCTTGTTTGTTTTCAGCTGCCTGTAGTCGTGCTCGAATTTCTGCTAAAGATGCCATAGTATTTCTCCTTAAAAAGTTGCCTATGTAGTGTTGCCTATCTAAAAATTTAGATTCTAGTTGCCTGTGACACACAAACAAGAAAGCGCATACACCAAGCTAGTATATGCGCTTTATGTCTCGGTGTCAAGAGTATTTATGAATTACTTCCCCAAAGCAATTTTTTTCAGTCTGGCCAGCTCGTCGCTTTCTTCCAGTCCAAAGTTGGTCCAGTTGCCCGAGTATTCGTAGATGCCACATTCTTCGAGGCCATGCTTGGGACAATGCTCCCCGGCTTCGGTCATGTTGCACTGAGCTTCTTCGATAGAACTCAGATCGTCGGCTTCTTTCATGCTCTGAGCAGCTTGATCTGCCTGTGATGCAACAGGCTGTTCGGGTTTGGTTGTTTGTAGTTGACCCAGCACTACTTCAATATCGGGACTTTGATCAGATAGCTCTTGCATGCGAGCCATCACTATGCTGCGAGCATCAGCATCAGCATTGGCATCAGCAAGCTCGTGCAGTCTGTCAAACAGTTCGTCGTCGCCCAAAACATCATACAATTGTTCCGTGGCATTGGTTGCATCTGCTCCCACTGGGAAGTTCTTGCTCAACAAATCAATCAATGTTTGTTTTTGTTCTGGTGTTTCGGGCAAGGCCCAGGTGCCCTCGGCCAAATTGTTGATCCAGGATTCAAAAATTTGTGTTTCTTTCATGGCAGCTGCCTCCTGTGTTATACGAGCCAGAATTGGCAAGGCTTCTTCGATTCTGTGATCAATTGTTTGCTTCACAAACAAATCTTTGATGTCTTCGATCACAATGTCGCCCTCGGTTACTTCAGCGGGGGCCCAGCTCTCAAAATAGGCTTTGTAGCCTCGTCCCGATCCCAAATGCTTGAGAATGCTGTGCATGTTTCGATAGTAAGCATCAGTTTGCTCCACTAGATTTTTGGTATCGCCTTCGAAAATTTGTCCCGAATTGGCTCTGCGAAAACGACTCAACACTGCCAGTTGTTCAACAATTTCGTTGATGTGTGTTCCACGAGCGTCATAAGGAGTTCCGCCCTGACGCACATGTTCCAGCATGGCCTTGGCCGCAGTCAAGCTGCGAGTTTTCATTTTGAATCTCTCGCCGTGAGCTGTTTCCAAAAAGATACTGTCTATGTAACGAAAACGTGCTTCGCCTTCGCCCAAGGACTTTTTGTGTTTGATCAAAATTCGAGCTTCTGTGGGTGCGCCACTCCAACTTGTGGCTCCACGACCCTGCCAGCTTTCCAGCAGGCCTTCTGTGATGGACGCTTGACTTTGACGAACAAATTTTTCTTTGTTGATGTTTTCTGGTTGAAAATTTAAAAAATTCTTGGTTGCAAGTTGTTTGAGTTGATACATGAACTCAAACCAATCAGTTTTGTCTTGCCCTTCCATGGTTTTACCAATGTTGTCCCCAAACATCAACGTAATGTCCTTGCTGTTGACATAGATCACCACGGTGCCGTAGTTTTTGCCCGATTGCGGAACATAGTCAAACACAAATTTATCAGCCGCACTGTTGTCTGGATCGCCGTTGTCGTCCACCGGGGATCTATCTGTTTTACTGTCTTTTGCTTCGACATTGAAGTTTTTAGTGACCAAAAGATCAAAAAGTTGTTGGGATGCTGTATTCGTTGACATAGTCTTATATTTAGCGCATGACAATAAAGGGCAAGGGCTCAATCATTACATCGCCGTGATCCCGAATTTGACTGTCCATTTCTGTGTGATAGCTTTGTAGCAACTGCATCATACGCACAACCAGCAGCGTAGACATCACAAGATCGTCGGTTTCTCCGGGCTTGGCAGCATAACTGGTGCCGTGTGCCACAAATGTTTTTAGCTCGCTGACCAAGGGTTTTGAGTGTATTTTCATGCGACGGGATTCTATCAAAACTTTGAGTTTGTTGCAGGCTGTGATTTTTGATTTGTTTGTGGTATTGAAACCTTTGCGCCAGCGACGCCCTGTGGATGCTGTCACTGTGCCATCACTGAGGAAATATCCTTCGATGTTTTCTTCTCCATATTCTGCAATAGAGATCAGTGCTGCTTCACCAATGGTGTTGTTTTCCACTGAATAATAAACAGAATTTTTGTCTTTGACGTAGCTGTTGACATGTTTGATTATGTCAGCCATGATTTTGACCTGAGTTGGGATATCTGTGCGATTATGACGCCATTCGCCAATTTGAGTAGTTGTGTTGGCTTCGAATATCTGAATAGCCGCAGGATCGCTACCTGTGCCCAAACTGGGATCTAGAGCAATCACATAAATTTTGCCTGGTTCAGGATTTTTATACCAACGCACTTGGCCTGTTTTGTAAGCAGGCTCTATGCCCTCGATATCAATCAGTGTGGTAGGAGCAATCAACGTTTCGTCGTTGATCACAAATTCACAGCCAATTTCTCTGCGGAAGCGATCTGTGCCCAGCTGTGCTTCCATGTCCCGTCCCCACTGCTCATCTCGATCAGGGTGCTCGCGCCAGTATGCTCGATAAGCTCTAAATCCATTTCGACCCACTTCTGTGGGATTGCCGTATTCGTCTTCGCACTTGTTGGCCATCTTCCAGATGTAGGCAAATTGGTCTTCGTCGGAGTTGGGTGTGGATGTAATAATGGCTTTACCGCCAGTGGCCAGTGTGGGACTGATAGAAGTCCAGAACTCTTTGGCGATACCCGGTCTGACGAATGCAAATTCGTCAGCGTATAACAGTGTGATACTCATACCACGTCCGGTGTTTTCTGTGGTTGTTGCTGACACAATACGTGATCCGTTTTCAAAGTCGATTGAGCCTTTGTTGTAGCTGATAACACCTGCTCTAATATGGTCAGGACACAGTTCATATGCAAATCTAATACGCTGCATGATTTCTTGGGCACCTGTGTATTTGTGGGCAGCAATTAGAATTGTGGAATCCGGCACAAACATAGCATACCACAACAAGTAGCCTGCTGCCGATGTCGACTTGCCAGTTTGTCGCGGCATCAGCGAGATTGAAAAACGATAATTGTGATAGGTATGAATCAGTCGTTGTTGATACTCATAGGGATGATACAACATCTTGCCCCGTGTAGGGTGCTGGATGTAGAAAAAATTGTCCATGAAGTATTCTGGACCTGTGTCTGGATCTGCACAGCGCAGAAATTCTTCCAGCTGTTGTTCTGAGAACACCTGCTTTTTGTGCGGTGACTTGACTAATACGCCTTCTAATGCCATGGCAGTATTTAACGTAATCGGGATTGGTTCAATGCAAACCAGGCCGGTGTTCCTGGACGGATACCCAGCTGTTTTGCTTCGTTTCTCAGTTCAAAATGTTGGTCTGATATTTGTTGACGTCGATGTGCATCGTAGGCTTGAGTCAATGCAGCAGGGGTCAGTGTGCCCAGCATGCCTTGTGATTTGATAGCGTGTATGGGATCCTGGGGATCAAGATAACAATCCCCAGAAGAATCTGCGGAACCTAGATTTTGTGTTGTAAAACGCAGTTCTCGTGTCATTGGCACCAGGAGGTTTTGGCTTCTCCGTAGTATTCTCTAGCAAAACCATTGGCAATCAGGCCCTGACGCAGACTACGACCGTCTAAAATGATATCTCCCAGCACACGACCACCAAACTTGTCCCAATTGTATAATGTGACCTGTCGTTTTTGGCTCGATGCAATCGCACTTTTAGTGAACTCTGTGGCGGCTTTGCCTCTAGCATCTTCTTGAGGGCACTGTGCTCTGTGTCCTTTTTCTGGTGTGTCCACACCATAGATTCTAACGGCCAGCTCTGGCTTGAGCGGAGCAGGTAGAAACGGGGCCGCTATGACCACAGTGTCGCCGTCATTGATGCGAACTATCTGTGCGTCATAGGTTACCCCTTGTGGTGTTTTTTGTGCCATGGCCAAGCATGGAATCAGTAAAAGAGTGAGTAGTAGTTTTTTCGTATGGGTATCTATTTTATACATTTAATGTTAAACCCCTACTGGCACACAGGTTACGATTGCAGAAGGGATTGCAGGCCTATCAGGATTTGTGGGAGCGGCTATGGCCAACAGTCGTATGTTGGCGTCCAGGCTGTACCATCTCAACTGGAAAGTGTCGCCTGCATCAAAATCTTCTACAAAATTAAGAGCAAATATCACATAATCATTGGCACCTGTTAGACGTATTCTAGTATTGGTGTTGGCAACATTGTTGCCATTTTTGGCCAACCATGATTCGGCAAAATCTGTGCCGCCGTCGGTTTTGGTAAACTGATAACTGACTTGTATGTTATAGGTTCCTGCTTCGGTGATTGTCCATACATTGCCTGCGGCAGTGACTCCTTGTTCATACCAGGAGTTGTTTACGGATATATTACTAACGGTGTTGGCTGTGATTGTCTGGGTGACGTTGCTGTACCAAGAACCAAAAGTTTGGGAGGCGCCCGAAAAAATGCTAGTGAGCTGACCGGCATTATTTCCTATATACAAAGCTGGAGGATCCACTGTTAAATTTGCAACTAACTCGCCAGGGCGAGCATTGCCATCATAATTGTCAATGGTTTCTTGTGCATTGTCCTTCATCACAGCACGGCTGATGCCGGTAATGTCGTCGTATGGTGGTGGTGGATTTGCCATTATCTTGGATAGCCTTTGAATGCTTTGATAGGACTTTGTGTGTCAACAAATGCAGGTTCTTGACTGTCTGCTGTGCTTACTAGTTCTTTGCCGCCAGCGGTGTTGGTCATTGCCAATGCCTGATCAATAATTTGTTCAATGCCACTATTCATGCCCGCCACAACACCATGTTCTCCAAATGCTGTTTCTGCCGTCCATTCAGGCATGTCTTTGGTCAGCCCATCAGTGCCGGCATCACTTTTTGCAAGAGCCATGGCAGGCACCAGTAGTAGGGTTAACAATAGTTTTTTCATTTTCTAACTTCCTTGGTTGTGTCTGGCCACCACTCGGGATCTGGGTTCAATTTGTTTTTGTATAGTTGTTTGATGCGTTTTTCGTATTCTTCTTTGCTGCCTTTGACTCGACCCGACACCACATCCATCACATAATTCAATGTCACTGCATTGGCACTCAGTGTGGCACAACGGGCAGTTACTTCGTTTTTCAACAAATCCAGCAGAATACTCTCAGAACTTTCTGCCAGAACTCTCACATATTTTTTAGGCACATGCAGATCTATGGTGCTGTAGACAAAATCGTAGTGCGGAGCTGGGCAACAATGAAGCACATACTCATCTATGACTTCAATACGCTTGAAGCCATCGCGGTCATACCATACTGCACGTTCAGCAGTTAGTTCTGTGGGGGCACCTAGTTTTTTGGTCAGCTGCTTGACAAACTCTCTAGGTTCGTCGTTGTTCCACTGAGCTAGTGGATTTCGGCTTTCGAGTAAGACATCGCGGATCAACATATCAAGCCCAATTTACTAAGTTGGTATCAACACCAAAGATTCGCACAGCGTTGGTACGAACAAAAACGTTGCCTGTGGCTTCGTCGAGCTCTAAGGCCTGATTGATGTTACGTAGATACCACGGTGCTACTTGTGTAGGATCTGGGACCGCCATTGTTAATATCCTTTAAATGCTTTAACAGGGCTTTGTGTGCCAACAAAGGCAGGCTCTTCGCTGGCTGCTGTGCTGATTAATTTTTTACCGCCGGGTGTTTTGGTCATTGTAAGCGCAGCATCAATCACAGGATCAACATTGTTGTTGAATCCCACAATCACAGCATGTTCACCAAATGCCGTTTCTGCTGTCCACCCAGGACGAAAATCATTTACCGTGTCGGTTGCGGTATCGCTTCTGGCTCGGGCCATGGCCACACCAAATCGATAATTCCGGTAAGGATCAGAAGCACTGAGACCCGGAAGAACAAATGTGTTTTTCAATGGCTCTCGAATTTCTGGAGGCAGCTCTCGTTGCTCTCTAATGAATTCACGTGCTCTCATCTTGGGTATCCCCCAAATCCCACCACTGGACTTTTTGTGTTTACCGCAGGATGTTCTTCACTGTCCATATCACCGCTGTTGAGATCTTGCCATTCTGCTCCAGCAGATTTGTATGCCTGCTTAAGCATGTTTTGTTCTTGTTGAGTATATGGATGTGCAGAACGACGTGTTCCTACCCAACTCATGTCCTCAATCTCAACTGGCGTGTCTGATCCATCAGCACAGGCAACTGCCATCATCACACGATTGAGAACATAATCACTATTGGTTTTGCGTTTGTCTCTGAAAAGATGCAGACCTCGAGTAGCCTGTTGAATTCTCAAACCAGGCTTACCAAGTTGTTCAGTTACAAACTCGCGTGCTCGCATATTACTGGCCTACGTAGCTGCCGCCGCCCTGCACACCGGCCGTGGCAGAACTTGCTGTGCCAGCTTCAGCGGCTGTGAAGTTTGATCCTGTGATAGTGAGTTTATTGCCCACACCAACATACTTGTATTCATTTGCGTATGGGGGAACACTAACAGCGTTTGAATAAATTGTGTTGGCAAAATCAGTGGCCAAATAAACTTGATAAGTCACGGCAGTATTGCTAGTTGAAATTTGAACTTTGTCTGTTTGCCACACTACGTTGGCCACTGCGGTATAAACATTTGCTTGACTTGCCATATCTTTTTCTTTCTATATTACCATGCTCTGCATGACCAGTATCTTGCTTTAAGTCGGCTGCCCGGGTTGTCACAGTTGTGTCTTGCTCTAAAACTTCTGCGGCGTGCAGGATCTGATTTTTTGATCTTCATGGTCTTTTGGCCCAGACGTTTTGCCGATGTTCCACCGTGACCGAAGTTTACTTTTTTGATGTTGCCTGTGCTGGGGTCGCGCACATACACTTTGAACTTTTTAACATCGCCGCGAGTGGGCTTGCCGAGCTTGACTTCACGACCTTGATACTTGGCTTCAGTTAACTCATTTAGTGCGGCATCAACATAGCGTTGTGTATCAGGGTGATTGCCGCCAATTTTCCAATGCTGCCCAGATGTGCCGGTGCTGTCGTCTGTATATATTGTGGCCACTAGCCCATTACCAAATCTCAACAC